CGTATTTGGACCTGGTAACAAAGCTATGCGTGGATTAAAATATTGGGTAGATGGATTCTCAGGAACATCTAATGGATATATTATTCTTTACGATGTAAGTAGAAGTGGATTTAGAGTATTTCCAATTGGAAGAATTGAAAAGGTGGAATACAACGGAACAACCTATAATATTATTTAACGATGCCAATACCTCAAAAGAAATCAGGAGAAAGAGAAGATGATTACATCGGAAGATGTATGTCAGAAATCGGTAATGAATACCCACAGGAGCAAGCATTAGCAATTTGCTACTCAAAGTTTAGAGAGAATATGTCTACGCAAGGTAAGATTGCTTCTAAGCTATCTGAAGCAAAGAAATACGAAGGTATTTATCTATTTGCTGAAGGGTTGGAAGACGCTTGTTGGGAAGGATATGAAGCAATCGGAACAAAGATGTTGGACGGTAGAGAAGTTCCAAATTGTGTTCCTATTTCAGAATAAACTATGGAAAGTATCTACACAGTGTTAGCAACGGCAGTTACGGTGTTGGGTTCAGCAGCCGCTTTTCGTTTTTATGAAAAGAGGGCAGAAAAAAAAAGAGAAGATGAATACCAATACCGATACGATTGTAGAGATAGAATAGCAAAGTTAGAAGCCCTATTAGAGCAGGCATCTAAAGAAAAGGATGAGATGAGAAAAACTATCTTAGACCTTTCAACCAAAGTAGCAGAACTTACAACGAAGATAGATTTTTTGGAAAAAAGAAAAGGAGGGTAAAACCCTCCTAATCCTTGGAAAACAAAATAACTAACAAACACTTACCCGGTTCGCTTAGGTAAAGGGTGGAGGAAGGAGAACTGACATAACCAATTGACAAAAACCTAAAACTTTGTTCCCCTCCTCCGATACGATAGGAAAATGGTCAGTAAAACCTATCGTTGTTCATCAAACACACCATTCTCAATTAAAGTTCGTAAAGAATTATATGTTGAGTATGTAGCTTCAATTGCTAGTTGATGTGAAGCACTATGAATAACATCTTTTGTAGAGTGATGGTATTGTTCTACCTGCTCATTGAGATACTCTACTAATTTTTCTTTTGAGATTTGATTTGCCATTTTGATTTAATTTTTAATTGTTATACAAATATACGAAATTATTTTGATATATCCAAATTATTTTTTAATCATTTTATAAATTAAATAACTCAACATTACTACTGCAAATACAGTAACTCGGTTTTCTGGATGGGATAAATACTCAATCATACTTTAGGTTTAACTTTTAATTACAGTACTAATATACGAAATAATTCCTGAACTACCAAGCCATTTACTAAAAAAAAGTATAATTTGATTAAAAATTGAGATTTTATACTCACAAAGAAAAAAAGTTAAAAAACTTTTGCTGATTTTTGTGGTTTGGGATTTTTACTATATACTTATATAAGTGTATGATAAGAGTATGGATAGACTATCTATAGAGTATATGTTGTGTATCTCAACTTTTTTTCGTATATTTGTATAAATTAAAATTAAATAATATGGCAAAGAAAAGATATACCGATGCTGAAAAGTGGAAAGATGATTGGTTTATAAACCTTTCTAATGATTATAAATTAGTATGGATTTGGTTGTTAGATGACTGTAATCATGCTGGGATTTGGAAAAAATCTATGAGGAGATTAAACTTTGATTGTAATACAGATATAACAGAAAGTGAATTACTGGAGGTTATTGGGGATAGAATTACAATTATTGATGCTGATAAATGGTTTATTAAAAAGTTTTGTGAGTTTCAAAATGGAAAAGATTTTTTAAGTAAAACATCTAAACCAATTTTATCTGTAATCAAATTGTTAGAAGACAATGGAATTGTTTTCAAAGATGCTGGTGGTAATTATTCATTTTCTAAACAAAATACAGATTATTTAGATAGTGTATCCATACAGTATACTAACACTATCCTAACCCCTAGAGATAAAGGTCAAGAACAAGATACAGTTCAAGATATAATTCAAGAAGAAGTAAAAGTAAAAGGTAAATTAGTAGAAAAAATACTTGATAAACTAATTGATGTAGATACTGATATGACATCTTATAATAGAGCTGTAGAAGATTTTAAGGATTTAGGATGGGATTCAATCAAAGATGCTATGGGATTTGATGATTACACAGAAAAAAAGTGGTTAAATCAAATCAACACAATTTACAATATAAAAACAAATCAATTATGAATAAGCTAGATACAACAGGTTGGAGCAAGGAAAAGAAAGAATCCTATGAACAATACCTTTCTAAAGTAAAGCTTGAAAAAGAGCTTGAAGAAGTAATGGAAAAGATTTTAGCAGAAAAAAATAAAAAAAAGTAAGTTTTTTCTTTCAGGAATGACGTTTCCAAAATTATTATCTATTTATAGTAGGTGTTTGGGTTTATTGCCATTTTCCCTACACCCATAGGTATATTTTGATTTTTACTCGGGGGAGGGAAACCTCCCCCAATACCTAAAAAATGTATGATATGATAAAAGAAGAATTAAGAAATATAGAAGAGTTCCCTGATTATTGGGTAAGCAATAAAGGAAACTTTTATTCAACAAGACTATCCCCCAGAACAAATCCAAATTGTGAGTTTTACAAATTAAAACTTTGGGATAAGCACCCATCAGGTTATATAAATGTTGGGATGTATAATGAGCCAGGTCATAAAAACAAAACCTATTTCAGAGCTCATAGAGTAGTTTGGGAAAACTTTAAAGGAGAAATCCCAGAGGGATATGTGGTTGACCATATCAATAGTAATAAGAAGGATAACCGATTGGAAAACCTCCAACTATTGACATGGCAAGAAAACATCCTAAAATACCACAGGGTAGATAAACTAAAGAAGAAAAAGTAATGTGTGTAGGTGATTGGTTAGAACGAATCATACACTATTCTACTATAGGATTTGGTAAGCGTATTGCAATGAGGGTTGCTAATTCTTTAGGATTTGAGGATTGTGGCTGTTCAGAAAGACAAAGAAAGATAAATGATTTCTTTGGTTGTAAAAAAGATATAAAATTATTTTAAGTTATTATGGGAAAAAAGAAAATTGATTATTCCCCATTATTGGAGAATGAATGGGAAGAAGCATTGAATGTTGTAAAGGTAGTTAAGGATAGAATCCCTACCGATTTAGCAAAGACCGTTTGGTATTTACACTTAAAGATTAGTAATACTAAAGAACCTCAGCCTTGTACCTGTGGTTCAGCTGGTAAACATTGGTTGCGTGCATACAACACAATCAAAGACTTTGTCCAAAAAGTAAATGGATGAGAATACCAAAAGAGTAGAACTATTACACCTCAAACATAGAACATGGCTTGAGCAAGTTGCGTTTAATATAACAAAGGATGTTGATGAAGGTGATGATTTACTCTCTGAACTCTATGTTTATCTATTGGAGAAAGGAAATGAATCAATTTGGTATGAAGATACATTCAATCTTCAGTATTGTAGAGCATTCATAAAGACAAGGTGGATAAATAGAGTTAAAATAAAGAATAGGTTTGTTGAAGGTTCAGATGTTGAAACTACGGAAGAAGAATATAATGTAGAAGAAGATTTAAGGATACAAAAGACATACGATGAACTTATAGATGAATTAAAACGATTAGAAGGAACAAAAGTATGGGCATCCGCAAAATTAGCAAGTTTGTATTGGTTTTCATCAGATACATTAGAAAGCTTATCATCAAAGATAGGAGTATCAAAAAGCACTACATTCTTAAACGTGAGAAAAATAAGAGAACACTTAAAAAACAAATTAGATAATCCATTCACCAATAATGATGAAGAGTAGAAGAGTAGGTAGACCTAAAACAAAACTTACTGAAGAACAAGTTGCAGAAATACAAAAGGTTAATAAAGAAAAGTTAGATTACATCTTATCTCAAGGACCTGAATACATCATAGAATTAGCAATCAAATACTATGGAGAAGGATGGATGCAGGTTTTTGAAGGAGAGGAGCATTACTTACGAACTGAAAGAAGTAGATATAACTCAAAGCATGGTGCTTTGATTGGCTCTAAAACAAATAGAGAAAGAAGAATACATCAGATAAACCCTGAGACTGATGAGATTATAGAAACTTGGGAAAATGTAGATGCAGCTGGAGATGCAATGGATTTGGGTAAAACTCAAAGACAGACATTGGTTGGTGTATTAAGGGGAAGAGCTCAAACTTATTTAGGATATAAGTGGCAGTTTGCTGACCCACCCCGAATTGTAATTTATGGACAAGATGAAGCAAATCAATGAGAGACAGAAGAAGTTTATAGAATTTGCTTTGTATTTGGACAATACAAATAAAGTTAGTTTACCTTCTATAGTATACACACAATTTATGGTAATAAAAGAGACAGGTGTATATGAAGAATCAGATGGAGAAATACTAAACTTATTTACTAAAGAAATCTTTAGTAAGGAAGGTGTAAAAGAGGAGTGGAGAACACTACTATAATATATCTATATATATTACTCACATACTAATAGACAAATTGTTGTTATATATTAAAATACTATAGGATAATATAAAATGCCGTTTGATAAAGGATATAAGTTAAGTGGTGGTAGACCAAAAGGAGCTATCAATCGTTCTACGGAACAAGCCAAACTCACGCTTGCCCGATTGGCTAATAAAGGATTGGACAATATTACCGAAGATATAGATAAGATAAGAAAAGAAAATCCAATCAAAGCAGCTGAGATTTATTTGAAGTTATTGGAGTATGTAGTTCCAAAGCTGAAGAGCGTAGATATGAAGGTAGATGCGGAAGTAAATGCAAGAGTAGAAAAGCTACAAATTGAAGTTATACAAAGGGAGAATAAAGATGGAAGTAAAAATAAAGACCAGTAAGACTTTTACTGATATATTAAACGGAGGGAGAATAGTAATACTACAAGGAGGAACTCGTAGTGGTAAATCCTATTCAGCCGTTCAGTATTTGGTAGTAAAAGCATTAGAAGAAGCTGGAACATCTATATCCATTGTAAGAAAATCCTTCCCATCCCTACGCATTTCAACTCTAAGAGACTTTCGTAATATAATGAAGGAGTTGGACTTGTGGAACGAAAACCAATGGTATGCTTCAGAAAACCAATACACATTCCATAATGGGAGCACAATAGAGTTCTTATCGGTGCAGGATGGTGAACGAAGAAAGGGAACTAAAAGAGATTATCTTTTTGTTGATGAAGCAAATGAGTTAGACTGGGATGATATGTTCCAGCTATTCATAAGAACTTCAAACAAAACTATAATAGCATACAACCCATCGTTCCCAACAAACCATTGGATTTATACCCAAATGCTTACACACCCTGAAGCAGAGAGGATTATCTCCACCTATAAGGATAATCCCTTCTTAGAGGATGAGATAATACAGGAGATTGAAAGATTAGAGCATACATCACCATCCTATTGGAAAACCTATGGATTAGGTTTGGAAGGTATGATTGAAGGATTGGTGTTTGATAATGTAAATGTGGTAGATTACATACCTGAGGGCTGTGAGCTATTGGGGTATGGCTGTGATTTTGGCTTTACAAATGACCCAACCGCATTGGTATCCCTATGGAAAGGTGATGAAGGGATTTACTTTGATGAGGTATGTTATGAGAAAAACCTACTCTCAAATCAAATCTCAAACTTTATTAGAGGAGCATACAACGCTTATGGCAGAAAGGAAGTAATTGCGGACTCATCTGACCCAAGACTTATAGAAGAAATCTTCCGTAGTGGTGGAATCAACATTAAACCAGCCCTCAAAGGACCTGATAGTATTATGGCTGGAATAGATACACTAAAGCAACACAAAATACATTTAACAAAGAACTCAAAGAATCTAATTGATGAGTTCTATTCCTATGTGTGGAAAAAAGATAAAAACAATTCTCTTTTGAACGAGCCCATAGATACCAACAACCACGCAATTGATGCTTGTAGGTATGTAGGAAGTTGGATGCTATCAAACAAAAAGAAAAACTATGGCACTTATGCCATTTCAATTAGATAAGATATGAAGATAAACGGAGTTGAGGTAACCGAAAAGGATTACATAGATTTAGCCCAATGGGCATCTCATTTGGAGAAAGAGCTGAATAAGATGGTTCAACAAAGTGAAGAGTTGAAATCAAACTTATTGGCTGTGGTTCATCAAAGAAACTCTCTACATAAAAAATTAGAGGATATGAAGCAACAAGTAACTTTGGATAACCTAAACACCATCCAAGCGGAAATCGTTGTTGAAAACATAGAATTGACTAATCCAGAGCAGTATAGAGTAAGTGAATACAAACCACAACAAAAATCTAAATTAGATATAAACTGATGAAAGTAGATAAATTAGTAGCAAGTAATCAGCCAGAGAATTGGTTAGATATAGTAACATCAGAATGTAGGCATTACCCTATACATCTTCTAAAGATTTCTAAAGAAGATTTGGTGTTGGACATAGGAGCTAATGTAGGAGGGTTTTATAGAGCTTGGTCATCCATCTCCGATAATTGGGAAATGGTAGAGCCATCCACCTACAATTGTGAGCAAATCCAAAAGAATACACCAATCACTCCTATACAAAGAGCAGTATATCACTCATCAGATGATATCCTACAATTACAAAATTATTATAACGATGGGGGTGATACCCTTTCAGGCAACTTTGGAACAACCCAATACCTAAATACGGATAACAACCACGGATGGAGAGGAGAATACGAAGAAGTATCTACTATCTCTTTTGAGGATTTGGTTAAAGGTAGAGCGGTTGGCTTACTAAAGATAGATTGTGAAGGAGCTGAGTATCCTTTTTTGATGCATGCTGAACTATCTACTATCCAGTACATAGTTGGTGAGTTTCACAACTTTTTAGGTAAGGAGAAGCAAGATTTACTATTTGGACACATTAACAAAACACACACCGAAATCTATACTGAAGGTAATGGTGTGGATTCACACTTTGTAAAACTATGGCAACGAAAGAATTAAAGATAACAGTTCCAAAGGATTGGTCAGCAATCACTTTGAGAGAATACCTCCGTTTCCAAAAGGATTTGGAAATCTATGGAGAAGAAGAAACGGGCTATATGGCTTGTTTACTACACCATTTCTGCAAAGTTCCAACGGATTACATTGGGCAATTACCATCTGATATGTATGGTGAAATTAAAGTGGATTTGATGGAGTTTATTGGTAAGACTGATTTACCTCTACAAAGGATAATAAAGATTGGGGATAAGGAATATGGATTTGAACCAAACCTATCTAAGATTGCATATGGTGCATATTTGGACATCACAAAGTATGATACAATCTCTATCAACGATAATTGGAAGAAGATTATGTCTATTCTATACAGACCTATTACAAAGAAGGTTTTAACTCAGTATAACATAGAATCATACAAAGGTGTGATGGATGAGGATAAATTCTTAGATGTAACGATGGATGTCCACTTTGGGGCATTACACTTTTTTTTTCTTTTATCGGAGGACTTAGTGAAAGATATCCTGAAATCTTTGAAGGAGGAGAATCTTCCTCCCAACATCAAATCAATTTTGGAAAGAAATGGGGAGGCTATGGAGCTATTGTCCAACTTTCCAACAACGATATCTTAAACTTTAATGAGGTATTGGCATTACCATTAGAGAAATGCTTATTATACCTTGCCTACCAAGCTGATTACAACCAATTGCAGGGGTTGATGCACAAAGAAGCAATGAAATCAAATACATAACCTCTTATAATTGTTAAACAATAAAGAATCTGATGAAGAAAGTCCCATTTTGGAAAAGAGTTGTATATGATACGCCTGAATCCCCATTTCATGTTGGTTCAACCTATTCTTTATCCTCACCTAAAAACTCTAATAGAGGTTGTTTATGTAAGCACAAAAACATATACTCTAAAAAGTGTTGTGATGGTAGATTACCTTCTCAGGGTATAGGAATAACATTTGCTAGCGGAAGTTTATGAAAAAGTATAGACCTTCATTTAAGAAAAACGAATATCCTAATTCTAAGGGGGGTATTTTTATTGGAGATACCAAAGGGTTAGTTGTTCCACGAAACAATCGTAGAGCGTGTTTATGTAAGGATACGAATACCTATAAGAGAGAATGTTGTGATGGGTATTTAATCAACGAAGGAATTGGTCAAACCATTACTACCAGAGGATATAGAGGAGCATTCTCAACCGCATTTTCATTTGACTTTGATAGAGTAGAAAAAGATTAATTATGAGCCAATTAACAAAAGACCAATTACAAGCGGAAAATACTACTAATTTTCCTAACAACAATACAGGGTTTATAACCGCTACAAGACTAAGGGAATTCAACTCCGATATGATTGATTCATTGGTGGATGAAGGAACATATAATACTGATAGTGCTTCTTTTAGTGCATCTATTGATATTGTTCAAAACCAAATTGATAGCTTAATCGTAAGTGGTGGTGCAATCAAAGTAGCAGATGAAGGTGTAATTGTTGGTGTATCAGCAACCCTAAACTTTAGCGGTTCAGCAGTAACTGCATCTTTTAATTCATCATCTCAAATTGCTACAATCTCAGTAAATGCAACGGATGTTGATTTAACCCCATTAAACCAATTCAGTGCTTCGGTAAACGCATATACGGCATCAACTGATGCTCGTTTAGATTCTTTAGAAGCAGAGACAGGTTCATATGTATTAACTTCTTCATTTAACTCTTACACCTCATCTACGGATGATAGATTAGATTCAATTGAAACGGAGACAGGCTCACTCCAAAATCAAATTGACACTTTGTCAGGTGTAACTGGCTCATACGCAACTACGGGTAGTAATACATTTATTGGTGACCAAACTGTATATGGACAAGTTCAGGTTACATCTGGAAACCTTCTTATAGCTGATGTAGTTAGATTAAATGAAATTGAAGCATTTGCATCTCAAATAGATATAACCTCTAATGTGGTTATGTCAGGCACACAAACTAACAATGGAAATCTGACTGTTACCAATGGTAATTTGACAACATTGGATAATGTTAGATTAAATACTATTTCCAATAAGGATTCAGCATCTATAGCTATTCAAGCATATCCTTTAAAGGTTGAAGGTGGGACACAAGCTTTAGAAGTTCAAGGTGGAGCAACCATTAAAGGAGATTTATTTGTTGATGGTGATATAACTGCAAGAACACTTTATGTAGATTCATCATCAATCATCTATACATCGGGCTCTACAAAGTTTGGTGATTCATTAGATGATATACACGAATTTACAGGTAGTGTAGTAATCACAGGTAGTTTAACTGCACCATTAGGACACAACTATGTTTGGATTGGTGATGCAAGTGGTAACTCAACACAAATCACTACATCATCTTTATTTGATGCTAATACATCAGGGACAAGTGGAACTGGAGGAACTTCGGGAACATCTGGAGCAGATGGAACAAATGGAACGGCTGGTAGTGGTGGAACATCAGGCACATCAGGCATTGATGGAACAAACGGCACAGCAGGTAGTGGAGGTTCATCAGGAACCTCAGGTGTAGATGGCACTAACGGAACTGCTGGAAGTGGTGGTAGTTCAGGCACATCTGGAGTAGATGGAACAAATGGAACTGGAGGAACTTCAGGTGCTGATGGAACGAATGGAACTGGTGGAACTTCGGGAACATCTGGAGTAGATGGAACGGCAACATTCCCATACACAGGTTCTGCAATCTTTAGTGGAAGTTTAACCGTAACTGGCTCAATCTATTCTGATTCAATTGCGTATTTAACCGCAAGTTGGGCTGAAAATACTTTATCTTCATCCGTATCAGTTTATTCACAAAACACCGTAGTAACTGGAAAGAATATTAGTGGTGGAACAATCCAAAAAGGAACTCCACTTTACTTTACCGCAAGTGGAGCAAGTGGTAACTTAGTGGGAGTTCTTCCAGCAGATGCAGGAAACCCATCATTGATGCCTGCGGGTGGTGTTGCAGGAGAGCAAATGTTGGACGAGGCTGAGGGTGTTGTTCTTTTAGATGGATTTATTAATGGTGTAGATACATCAGCATTTAGTAGTGGTGATGAAGTATTTGTAGGAGTTGGTGGTGGATATACCAATGTAGCACCTACAGGTAGTAATAACCTTATTCAGAAATTAGGAAATGTTGAAAAGGTAGATGTATCCAATGGTTCAGATGTAATTAACGGACCAGGTGCTGCTCGTTCAGTTCCAAACATTGCTGAAGGATATGCATGGGTTGGTAATTCTGATGGAGTTGCAACCGCAACACCAACATCTTCCTTTGGTGGAGGAACTGGAGATGGTTTCCCATTTACAGGTAGTGCAGAAATTACTGGTAGTTTAACTGTAACTGGTAGCATTTACAATTCTAAATTATCTCCATCTCAATCATTAGTGTTCTTAGATGATGATAACTCATTAACTGCATCAAACGATTTAAGATATAATGGAACAAACTTCTTTGTTGGTAATTCATTTTATGTAAATCGTTCCAGTGGTTTAGTAACCTCAAACGGATTAAACACCGGAGCAACAATAAATGTTGGTAGAGTTGTAGCTAGTGGTAATACTGGTAAATCAACTATCACAGGTAGTTTGGGTGTAAGTGGAAGTGTAGAAATCACAGGGACCTTAACCGCATCTTTATCAGAAGGATATGCATGGGTAGGTGGCACTGGAAATGTATCAAAGTTAGTTGCTACATCATCATTTGGTGGTGGAATTGGTAGTGTATCTTCAATCTATGTAGCAGATGAAGGTTCAAACCAAGGTTCAGCATCTTTATTAGATTTTACTGGTAATGGAGTATCCGTAACGGTAACTAACTCAACCGCATCTATCCAAATCAATACGGGTTCTG